TCCATAACAATTTTACTTCCAGCGTATTGAACTCCCCTACCAGTTTCATCTTCCACTAAAATAAGATTAGAACTTGTTCAATCTTCACCTGCAATACCACCATTAACAACTGAAACAAATCCTTCTGCGTTTACACCTTTTGTACCTGTGTTATCAAAAACTAATTTATCGCCAACTGAATAGCCTGTTCCTGAATTGTCAACAATAATTTCTGACACTGGTCCTGATCCAACATCACTAATAGCAATATCAGCACCTGTACCACCACCTGATACAGTTAAAAAATCACCAGTAGTATATAAGTTACCATCGTTAGTAATTGTTTTTGTTCCTGGTATACCTGTAATAGTTGCTTTTATAAAAAAACCATCTGTATCACTAATAGTTCCAGATAATTCTTCATTAATAACAAATGTTCCTGTCATTGAATTTATATTAAGTATAAATTCAGAAACTTCTTTATTTCCTATAACAAATTTCTTAACTGATTCTACAATAGCAGTTGCTGCTGATGTTGAACCTGTAATTGTTCTACCTACTAAATTTGTTGAATCACCTACTGTTGTAATTGCTCTTAAAACTTTTTGTGTGTCCCATTGTCCATCAGATACACGTAGCATTTGTGTTCTAGGATAAAATGTTTCTGATACTTGATTAAATAATATTCTAAAAAATAATTCGTGTCCTGCTTGTGTACCTTTTAGTCGGTACATTGATTTAATATTCTTAATTAAATTTCTTTTGTCTAATCCGTTTGCTAAAGTTTCAGGTATTGTTTTTAAAAACTCATCTCTAAATTTTGTTAAGAAATTTGATATAACTTTGTCAGGATCTCTAAAATTTGTTAAGTCCTGAACAGTTGTTACAGGATTAGGGCGATAATCATTAATTACTGCCTGAGCATTTGAAGTATTACCTTTTATAATTTCATTTAAAGAAAATTTGTCTTGTGCTGATATAAAAATCTTATTATTTGTTAAATCTTCAGCAACGACTTTTGCGGTTGCTTTTGATGTAAGACCTGTAATAGTTTCGCCAACTGAAAATTTACCAAAAGATGAATCTTCGTATATTATTTTATCACCAGCGTCTAATTGTGTTCTTTCTGAATTTATTTTTGAACCATCTAATAATAAATTGTCTTGTAGACCTGTTTCATTTTCTAAAGTTATACCATCTGTATTTTCAATACTTGTAACCTGCAACATAGCAGATTCCATAAATTGATAATAAGTTTTTAAAAATTGGGCAAACTGTGGGTGGTCATCAACTACAAAATCGGGTAATTGACTATTAATGAGTGTTGATATTTTATCATTAAACTTTGCCATAGGACATTAGTAACTTGATTGTGTTTTGTACCCTACTCCTGCCTCGGAAGAACCACCTACAAAGGTATCTTCAGAAACATTTACGATTGAATTTGAAACATCTATTTCTAAAATTTGATCTCTTACAGGAACAACGTCATTTGAACTAGGAGAAACAGTTACCTCTATTTTAGTTGAAACAGCACCTCTTACATTTGAAATAGAATTAATACTTAAAGAATTAAGAGTAACTTGTCCTGTTGCATAATCAATTGTACCTTGTGTAGCATTATGTACAGTTTTTATACCACTTACAAGATAATAAACTCTAACATTACCTTGTCCATCATCATCTAAAAACATTTCATTATTATTACCAGATACTTTAAATCCAGTAGATGATAAAACTGATTCGTGTCCTGAATGAGGATTGTAAATTGCGTTTCTAAAATATATATCGTATTTTGTAGATGAATTTAAAGTAGGTGTAAAATCTTTTCTAACTTTAACAGTTGTAATGTTTGATAAAATAGAATTATCTACATCATCAACTAAACTTGTAAGTTTAGAGTATCTAAACACGCCATCAAATTGAGATAATATACTTGAATTGTAATTTGATATTGCCTCAGTAATTTCTGACTTTAAAGTGTCTGTTGTTTTAGCAGTTGAGTTTTTATCATACTTTGCATTAACAACTAACACAATTGAAGTAGTTATTGGATCAATAATTTCTGGTCTTACGGAAGCAACATTATAAGATTTTAATTTTGCTACTATATCTAATTTTGTTGCATTAGTTAAAGGTACACCTGACTGACCTTTGACTGCAATCTTAACAACACCATAAACAGGTGTTTCATCATCTTCACCACCCCAAGCACTAATAGATGTTGCATTAGGATAAATTGATTTAACTAAAGTTTCGTAATCTGTTGCTGTAACTGCTCTGTCTTGTGATGTATATTGTAGAGGTGCATTAAATCTAATTGATTCTTTTGTTTCAGGAATAGAACCTCCTTGAGCTGCTGATTTAGTTACAACAGTTACATCTGAAAATCCACCTACTGAACTTTTTGGTGTAAAATTTGCTGTTCCGTTTGCGTCTGTTAAGTTTGAAACTATATATTCTAAAGATACTATATTACCATCTGCTAATTTTTTACCTAATATATCATCTCCAAAATAAACTTCAAATTTACCTGTATCTGTTTCTGATAAAAAATATGCCTTTGATGTATTATCTAAACTTTTTAATCCTGATGCTAATGTGTAAACATTTTCTGTTGTATCACTTATAGAAGTTTGTACTATTACTTTCAATGTAGTTGTATCAGCATTTAAATTAGGTATTATAAATCTTTGGTCAACATCTGAACTGTCAACTGTATATTTAAAGTTTACTAAAGTACCCTCATATAAAGTTACATCTGAAAATTTATAAACACCATCAGCAGGTGACATTGTTATATCTTCATTAGTTACAAAACTATAATCTGTATTATCTATTGTTGCTGAAAATGCTGTTCCTTTATCCATTGTAACTGAAGCACCAGTAGCGTTGTTTAAAGTTATATCAACAAGAGCAGTAGGTGATTTTGCTGAAGAAGGAGTATATCCTAACATCTTTGCTAATGATACTACATTTTTTCTAATATCAGCAGAGTCAAGGTACATTTCATTTGCAACCATATTAGCATTGAAACCTAGATAGTGTGTGTTGTATGCTAATGTATCTAATAAGACAGAAAAACCTGATCCTTCAAAATTATAATCTGAAAACTCTGGTTGATCTTGTAAGAATGCTTTTAAATTTAATTTGATTGCGTCAAAATCTAAATCTGATACTATAAATTTATTACTTGCCATATTATCTTAATCTTTCTAAAAATGTTTCTACTTCTACTGGTGAATTTGATCCAACTACATAAAACATAATTTTTAATTCGTAACTGTTTCTATCAATATTAGGATTTGCTAATACTTGTTGTAAATCAATTCTTGGTTCAAAATTATTTAAAACTTCAGCAACTTTTCTTTGTAAATTAAGAGCATTAAGAGGTGTCATTGGTTCAAATAACATTGCTCTTACATCACTCCCTATTTCAGGATGAAAAGGTCTCTCATAATGATTTGTGTTAATTAAATTTCTAACACTTCTTTTAACTGCCTCTACATCTGTTAGTTTATTAACATCATTAGTTATTCTATTACGACCAAAGTCTAAATCTAAATCTTTATAGATTCTATTTGATCGTTTAGAATTATTGGTATTACTAGAATCGTAGTTTGGCATATCTCTTATATTTATACTCTAACCTGAGAAAACATTAGAAGAACCTTTAGTCATTGCACCAGCGTCTGCACTATCACCTTTTCTAGCAATTGATAAACCACATACTCTTACTGTTGAAGAACCTGCGTTAACTTTTGCAACGTGTGGCGCACAAGGTGGTAATGGTGGAAAAGGATGTGATACCGTAGGATCAGTAACCCTTGCAATTAATATACTATTTGCAAAAACAGTTGATTGTCCTGGTGTATTCAATGTTGTTGTACCAGTACAAGCGTGGCCTGTACTTAAAGTATCCCCTTTTCTACTAACTGCTGGCATTATGCACTTCTTCTACTTGCTTCTAATTTCGCTTTTGCGATTGCTCTTCGTTTTTCAACCATTATTGATTGTCTTATTTTTCTTCCCATAGGGATT